AGCCAATATTCTTGAAGGTGCTCCAACTAATATTCAACAGATAAAAACAAATAAAAAGGAGCCAGAAATAATGTACGCTAACTTAAATCCTTATGCTTTGACTCCAGAACAAATAATTAATCGGTCAAGAATAATATAATGGAAAAAGATTTTAATTTAAGAAATGTAATTTGGATCAGTATGATTTTAATTTCTGCTGGATCAGTCTATGGTATGATGTCACAAAAAGTGTCAGCTCTTGAAACTAAGGTGGATCGTTTAGAACAAATCTTGGTTCAAGACATACCAGAAATAAAGGAGCGTTTGATACGCCTTGAAACCAAGATATCTTACTTAGTCGAAGACAGAATAAGTAAGAATTAGATTCTCCAATACCTGCCCTTCACAACTATTGGTTTAGTTTTATATTTTTTGTCAATCTCAATAACTTTCAATTTTAATTGATTATTAATAAATCGACACACCTGCGATGAACTAAGTTTAGGAAACTGCTCTCTCATCTTAGCTATCAATGGTTTTTTCTTTAAACCAGTATTAACGAGTGTAGATAGAAAATTCATCAAATCTTGTTGACGTTTTTTCTTCTCTTGCTTTGGTGAAAGAGTCGTCCTCTTTTCTGTAATAAAAGACTTTTTAATTTCTTTATTACTTTTTATTTCAGCATCTATAGACTCTTCTGTATCACATGTTAATACATAAAAGTATTTTGAAGGAGGCTTACTTAAATCTATAGCATCTGTAGCTGGATATTTGTCAGCCTTCTTCTTTTTCTCTTCTTCAGTTTTACAAATAACCTGCTTGCCTTTATATTCATAAAGGCCAAGCTCGGTATCATATTCGTTCATCCAAGATTTATTCATAATAACTTTTTATCTCCTCTACTCTTTTTTGTTTTTCAGCAATGACCCTTCTTGCAATGTCATGACTGTCTTCCTTACTAAAATAAAACTTAAAAGGTTTTGCTTTTAATTGTTTTTTGTAATGACGAATTGCTGCATTTAATTGCTTCAACTCATCTACATATTCTTTATCCATTATCTTGCTCCTCCTGTTGTTCATTTTGTTCTTCGTAATGATCCATAATGTAATCATCAAAAGAATCTGATTTTGGTTCTGGTTTAATTTGATTTAAAATAAAATCGAACTCTAATTGTTTACTAAGCTGCTCTGGCATTGCTTTCTCCTTTCTTAACAAGTTCTTCGCCTTTAACTTTAAGACTAATTAAATTATTTAATTGTATTGATCTCCAAGCTCGTTTTGGATCATCAACTTTTTTTAAAACGTTAACATCAATACACTCTAACAAGTGATTTCTGTTACCGAGTAATTGACCACCAGCAAAAAACTTTTGATCTTTTACGTGTAGCTTACCAAGAATAGTTCTAATCTCACCATTTGCTTTTCTAAAAATGGCAGAGAAAAATTCTGGTCCAATTTTTTCTAATAGATAATCTTTCGTCATTCTGTATCCTTTCTATTATGATTACATATTACATTATATTACATACTAATCAACACATATCTAATTTACCCC